TTTACAGGAACGGGCGCCCCTCTCGTACTTAAAAATCGCAAATTCAAAGACGGTATATGCCCCGGAACTCTTTAAAATTTTTTCTCAATGGCATTTTAATTTGAAAAGCCCCATAACAACCTAATAATCAAACAGAATTCAAACACATCAGCCCGACCGCAATCGGGCTTTTTTGCTGCAATTTTTTCAATCGGGGTTTGATTATTTTTCAAACATCGTTTGATTTTTCTAATTCTTTCTGGAAGGAGGTGCTGAATCAGTGGCAAAAGACGGAACCAATCGCGGAGGTGCAAGACCGGGTGCAGGGCGCAAGCCAAAAGCACTGAAAGAAAAACTCGATGCCGGCAATCCCGGAAATCACCCTTTAAGGCGGCTTGATATTCCCGAAAATATTGAAGGAGTCGATATGCCGAAGCCGGGTGATTATCTCTCGGCAATGCAGCGTGACGGAAAGCCGCTCGGCGCTGATGAAATATATACCAAAATGTGTAGATGGCTCGGAAAGCTGGGCTGCGATAAATTGGTTAACCCTCTGCTTGTTGAGCAATATTCGATGTGTGCGGCGAGGTGGATGCAGTGCGAAGAGGCTATAACGAGATATGGTCTTGTCGGCAAGCATCCGACAGTAACAACATCGGTGGTGCAAAGCCCGTTTGTATCCATGAGCCACAGCTATCTGAAACAAGCTCAACAGATGTGGCTGCAAATATACCAGGTCGTTAAAGAGAACTGTACTGTCGATATTGACAGCGGTGATGAGATTGACCCGATGGAAAGGCTGCTCCGTGCAAGGGAGGGAAAGTGATGCAGCACAAAAAACGGTATCAAGCGAAAAATGATACAAAGAAGCGTTATCAGCCTGCTCCGATGTGGGCAGCGAAGGAAAAAATATTTGACACCCGTAAGGGACTGAAAAAGTTCCTGAAACGGAAATTCGGTTAGGAGGAAGAAATTATGTACGAAAAGGTGAATCCGCATCATCCCGATAAAATCGCAGATAGAATCGCTGGAGCAATCGTTGATTTGGCGTATGCAAAGGAAAAGGATCCGAGAGTAGCGGTAGAGGTACTGCTCGGACATGAGGTTTGCCATATTATGGCAGAAACTTCTGTGCATTTCGATATCAGTGAAATAGCAAACATCGTCAAGCGTCTTGCACCGAAACTGACGGTGGACTATCTGGAAGTAAAACAGGATCCTATTCTTGCAGAAAATCAGCGTGGTCGTATACGCTGCGGTGATAACGGCATCTTCAAGGGTGTACCCGTGACTGGTGAACAGGAGCGGCTGACGGCTATTGCGAAGCAGTTTTATTTCGCTTTCGGTGAGGATGGCAAATATATCCTTGACGGCGACCGTCTTGTGATCTGCCAGAGCAACGCAGATACAGAAAATCTCCGTAAGATGTTCCCGGCGGCTGTGATAAATCCCCTCGGTGACTGGACAGGCGGCAGTGATGTTGACTGCGGTGCTATTAACCGCAAGCTCGGAAGTGACATGGGCGACAGCGTTACAGGCGGAGGTCTGCACGGCAAGGATTTGTCAAAGGCTGATGTCAGCGTGAATATTTACGCTTTTCTTGAAGCACAGGCTCTCGGCAGACCTGTGGAGATCAGCTGTGCTATCGGTGATGATACCGTTGACGGCAAGCCCTATGCTGACATTGTAGAGATTGCGAGAAAATACATACACGATCTGGGTGGCTTTGAGAAATTCGCAGAATGGGGGCTGATCAGATGATAACGACAACGCAGATGCAGCTTGTTGACATTAACAAGCTGATTCCCTATGTGAACAATGCCCGGACGCACTCGCCGGAGCAGATAACGAAATTACGCTCAAGCCTGCGTGAGTTTGGCTTTATCAATCCTGTTCTTATCGACAGAGAATTCAATGTCCTTGCCGGACACGGCAGGATAGCCGCTGCGAAGGAAGAAGGTATAAACGAAGTACCCTGTGTATTCGTAGAACATTTATCCGAGGCACAGAAGAAAGCGTACATACTGGCGGATAACAGAATGTCGCTTGATGCCGGATGGGATGACGAGCTTCTGAAAGTAGAAATGGCATCCTTACAGGAAATGGGCTTTGATGTCGGTATGACAGGCTTCGATGAAAGCGAGCTTGCTGACCTGTTTGCTGATGATAATAATACAAGCGCAAAGGATGATGATTTTGATTTGACTGCCGCACTTGAAAAAGCGGCATTTGTTCAGCGAGGAGATATATGGACTGTCGGCAGACACAGACTGATGTGCGGCGATGCAACTTCCGCAGAGGATGTCGCTGCCCTTATGAGCGGCACAAAGGCAAATCTCATTCTGACTGACCCACCGTATGGAGTCTCTTTTCGCAGCTCCTCCGGCTTGACTATCCAGAATGACAGTATGAAAAACGAGGAGTTTTATAATTTTCTCCTTTCTGCCTTTCAGTGTATGGTCGAACACCTTGAAAGCGGTGGTGCTGCTTATGTATTTCACGCTGATACCGAAGGGCTGAATTTCCGCAGGGCTTTTGTTGATGCCGGACTGCATCTTGCCGGGTGCTGTATCTGGGTAAAGGACAGTCTGGTGCTTGGCCGCTCCGATTATCAGTGGCAGCATGAGCCTGTGCTTTACGGCTTTTTGCAGAACGGAAAGCATAAATGGTATTCAGACCGAAAGCAGACTACCATCTGGAATTTCGCAAAGCCAAAGCGTAATGCCGATCATCCTACATCCAAGCCGCTTGACCTTCTGAGTTATCCTATCGGCAATTCAACACAGGAAAATGCGGTGGTCATTGACACCTTCGGCGGCAGCGGCTCTACCCTTATGGCTTGTGAGAAAATGAACAGGATATGCTGCACGATGGAGCTTGACGAAAAATACGCCTCCGTTATTCTTCGCAGATATGTAGAGGATACAGGTGATGGAGACGGGGTGTATGTAATCCGCAACGGAAAAAAGATACCTTATTCCGATCTCGTGAAAGAGGTGGAGCGTAGTGGCTAATAAAGAACTGACCCTCGGAAGTCTTTTTTCAGGCTCCGGGGGTTTTGAACTGGGCGGCATCCTTGCTGGGATAAAACCTGTATTTTCAAGTGAAATAGAACCGTTCCCAATCCGTGTAACGGAAAAGCGTCTGCCGGAGGTAAAGCATTACGGAGATGTAAACAAGCTGAACGGTGCTGACCTGCCGCCTGTGGATATTATCACATTTGGGTCGCCCTGTCAGGATATGAGTATAGCCGGCAAGAGAACCGGGCTTGATGGCTCACGAAGCGGTCTGTTTTATCAGGCAATAAGAATCATAAAAGAAATGAGGTGTAAAAGCAATGGCAAATATCCGAGATTTGCGGTCTGGGAAAATGTATGCGGGGCTTTCTCCTCCAACAAAGGAGAGGATTTCCAGGCCGTCCTCGAAAGTTTCTGCTCGGTCAAAGGATGTAAAATTGATGCGGCTCGACCTGCGAAATGGTACAACGCGGGAGAAATTCTGGGAGATGATTTCTCAATCGCATGGAGGGTATTTGACTCTCAATACTGGGGAATCCCACAGAGACGAAAACGCATCTATCTTGTCGCAGATTTTAATGACAGATGTGCCGGAAAAATATTATTTGAGTCAGAAGGCTTGTCAGGGTATTCTGCGGAGAGCTTCCGCTCGTGGCAAGCGGCTGCCCGAAGTATTACGCAAGGCTCTGGAGCGTCAGGCATCGGAGTAGACGGCTATAACGGTGCTGTATCTGACAAAGCGGCAACGCTCGGAATAAACTGCGGAATGTCAACGGGAAGAAACGGTGCGATAGTTCTGAATGATCAAGGCGGAGACAGAATGGATATTACGGAGGAAAAGACCTGCACTCTTCGTGCCGAATCACATCATCCCCCTGTGGTAATGGAGTCGGCAGGCTTTTGTACGGAGCATTCAGCAAAGAGCCGATCTATCGGTTATGAAAAAGAAAAATCTCCAACGCTCCGTGCAGGGGTAGTTCCTGCCGCAGTTTATGAAAACCATTCGATGGATACTCGTTACAGAGAGCTTGGCGATGTAGCTCCAACGGTCAGTGCCACCTATGGTATGGGCGGCAACAATCAGCCCTTCGTGGTAGAGAAAACCTACGATGTCCGCTTTACATCAGAGGGTACAAAAAACGCCCGACAGAATGTATATGAAACTGATACTGCACGAACAGTCGATACAGGCGGCATCCCTCCCGATGCCATTCAAGGCGGGATAGCAGTAGTAGAATCCTACGGCATCTGCTCAAAAGACAGCAACGCTATGAAAAGCGACAATCCAAACAGCGGATTTTATAAGGCTGAAACGAGCAGAACTATTGACGGAAACGGCGGCAATCCATCCTGTAATCAGGGCGGCATTGCCGTTGTGGCGATAGAAGGCAATGGGACAAGACCGTCCCATCACGGAAACGGTTATTCCGAAGAAGGTGTCGGTTATACACTGAATACGACTGAACAACACGGTGTGGCTTACGGTAT